CCCAGTGACTTGCTTATGTTGAAAAGTTCGTCATTGGACTGCTGAATCAGTGCGTTTGTCAGCTGCTGCAGCTCATCATTTTGTTCATACGGAAGAAAGTAAGCATTGACCTGCTCATACAGGGCCTTACACCTGACATATTCCGTTTCTATCACTTCGTCATAGAGGCGGAAGGTATCAGCCCAGTCATTGCCTACGGCCTTCCGGATGATAGCTTCCACATCTTCGGTACTATGGCCCAGAACTATGTAGCGCTGTATCTGCCAATCTGCTGTAGAGGTAACCTTCCTGGTCTTTTGGATCCGGCGGATCACATCCTTCATGATCTCCTCTTCCAACATGAGATATTTCTTTTCTACGCCTGCCTGGAGCATGGACTGGTATTCCTGCCTCACGGAATCACCTCTTTTTCAAACTGTTCAGGAAGTTTCTCCCGCGCCTCCTCCAATGTCTCACCATACCACTTAGCCCTATACTCATCTACTCCAAGTGCACCCATGGCCACGTCCTGACGGTCATTCTGACGCTCTGCTTCTTTGTCCTGGATGATACTGTCATCAAAACCTATCACAATATCCGTGTTTTCCTGTAGGCCAGGAATCCCTATGCTGATACCGGCTCGGATAATTGTCTGAATCAGCTGGATCAGCACCCGGTTCAGTACCAGTTCATGCTTCTGTAAAGTACGGTACATGTCTGAATTTTCGCTGATCACCTCTGTGGCCGTCTTAACCTGGCCGCCTTCAAATTTATATCGGTCAGTGCCAAAACCGCACTTGAAGGAAAGCCAATTCAGATCGTCGTTGATTGCCTTGCTGTGCTCCTCAATCCGCAGTTCCATATTTACTTCATGCATGGCTTCCTTCGTGTCTTTAAAAAAATCTTCTGGCAGTTCATAGAAAACAGTGTCCTGTGGGTCAAAGACAGCATCTCCACCCTGTGTGGTCAGAAATTCAGGGGCCACAAAGATCCGCTTGCGCCCCAGGGAAAATTCGTTGGCATAACTGTCATATTCCAGATCCAGCTTCCGGATTATATCAATGCCATTGGCAAATAAGCCCACGCCCATAGGGTTTGTGGTATCTTCATCCGCATTATTCACCATATTCAGCCGGTCAATAATAAAAAGCGGCTGCTCTGAACCTGTTTCAATGCGTTCAGCCAGCCCACCAAAAGCGGGTATTTTTTCCCATTCCTCCGGTGTCAGTTCCTTCCCGGCTCCTGTGGTGTTCTCCACAACCGAATTTTCAATGACATATTGTTTCCGGTTCTCCCCCGGGACTGCCTCCAGCTTATGATACTGGAAGTGGATATACTTTTTTCGCTTATAAGTTTTAGGAAATATGAAGATGCATTCCGTCACCACTTTATTCTGCCAGCTGGTAGGATAGATGTGGGCTGCTTCCACATAGTTGATCCCCACGCTGCCCCCAGTCATATTCCCAGCTTCGTCCACAGTGGCATCCCGAATCTACACCACATAAGCCACGGTTCCCAGTGCAGCCTTCCTCTCCTGATATTCATTCCCAAGCTCCTCCCAAGTGTTAGATTCCAAAACTTCCTTCACAAAATTGTCTGTGGTCTGGTCTGACACAGTAATTGTTACTTTTTCATTCAGGAGAAGGTCCGCCATGTCCTCACACACCTTCTTGGCCATCCCCAGAGCATACCGGGTGCAGTTCACAGAAGTGCCATTTCCGCGGTATACCCTGTACCTGTGAAACTTTCTCACATTGGAATTATACCAGCTGCGCCACACTTCAATCTGGCGATAAAAAGTAGGGTCTAGCGTGTCAATCCCTTTATTTCGGAAATAACTGAAAATATCCATGATATCATTCATCCCTTTCCTGCACTGGAAGCCAGCGCTTAATTTTGGACCACATGCCCATGTTCATATAGCGTAAACCGTCGGCGCAGTGATCATCTATCTTGACGGGTTCCTCCTTGCCTTTTTCAATGGATTTCGGATCATATGCATAAACGCCAAGTTCCCGAATCAGGTTCTCTTGTGTGGGGGATATGCTCAAAATGTCAAAGGTCAAGGCTTTCTGCACCCGACTGATCCCCAGCTTCACATCATTTTCGGCATTCCGGATAGCAACCGGAAGATTAGCAACTCTGCAGGCCCTCTTTATCTCCTCCTGCAAGCCCTGCGCAGATGGATCCAGGAACAAGTAAAAACGTGTGCTCTGCAGCCCATAATTCTCCCATAGCTCCTTGACAAACTGGACAAAATTTTGGGCATACTCTGACGGAGCCTTCTGTGTCCCAGACTCTCTACCACTGTGATAATACTCTCCCAGCCCCCGCAGCTTTTGCTTTGCCAAATCCAGGCCAGCTGCCTGGAAGGTGGTGGCATTCTGTTGTCCATAGTCCCCGCCTATCGCAATGATAGGAAACCGGTCAACACCAGGAACCGGAACGTCCCGCATATGCCGCTGACAGAACATGTAATAGATGACTTCATCCACGCCAATACTGTCTCCCAGCCATACCCACCGGTATTGACGCTCATCTGTAGCCAGTAATGTCTCCGCTGATTGAATCAAGTCAGGCCCCAACCAGTCAGGAGGAACATCCCGATAATCTGTGTGGATATGGATACAGTCCGGACGCTTCTCCATCTTGTGCACCCATTTGACAATGTCAGCATTCGGGTTCTTTGGTGGATTAAATAAATAAATCATCTGGAAATCGCCTTTGTTCCCCCGGGCAAAGGTGGCCTCAATATTCAGAAGCTCATCTTCCCCCTCCCCATCGTCGAAGAACTCCGTCAGCTCATCCAGGATGACCAGTTTGATAGGATTATCTTCATCAATGATACCCTTCGTATCGTCAATACCGTCAGAGCCGGCAAAATACATGGTGGTTCCATACTTCTTATAGGTAATCTCCATAGGGGATTTGGTGATGAGGAACCGATTCTTCGGAATCCCCAGCCGGTTGATTCCCCGCAGCATTTCCTTGTATACTGTCTTGCGCAACTTATTGTGGCGCTTGCGCAGCACCACTACAGAACCGGTGGAATCCGATATCAGCTGATAGATGCCCTTAATCGCCGCATAGCTGGACTTGGTACCGGCACGCCCAGAAGTCAGAATGATATGCTTTACTGTGCGGTTGTTGAAGATTCTCTGATACTTCGGAATGATGATTTCACTGATTCTCACTTGTTTCTTGGCAGTCATTGATAATTTCAACTCCATCTTCTTCCGCTCCAACAGGCTCCAAAGAAATCCGGGCCGTCTGGGCCTTCATCTGATCAATCCGTGCCCGCTGCTCCTCACTGGCCATCTTCCAATCCCGGTGCAGCATCTCATCATACTGCTTAATCATAGACCGCAGCTCTGCCTGGGCCCGGGCCTGCGCCTTCAGGAACTCATTCTGTTTGTCCCAGGCCTGCTGTACCTCCCAGCGCTCCCCGATAATCTTCCCTTTCCTCTCCTCCACCTTCTCAACGGTCTTATCCGTCTGGTCCTTCACATAGGAAATTTGCTGGGCCCGGATAATGGCCGTATACGCAATCTGGATTTGGTGCCAGAGAAGATCCAAAGGATCCGCCTGGTCAATGGCAGAAAAAATCTCCCGGGTTTCCTCCGGGAGATACTTTGAGAAGAATCCATACTTCTCAGCATGTTTATTTCCAGGCGGCCCTGTGGCATTCTTGTTGCCGGGCTGCCCTCCTCTTTTCCGTTTCGAACGTTCGCTTTTCTTATCCGAACGCTCGTTATCCCATCCATGGGTACTCTTCCAGCGCCGCACGGTACCCTCGGGCAAGTCAAGCTGCCGGGCAATGTCGATTAACTTCATGCCTTGCAGGAACATGTCCTTTGCCTGCGCGATGCGCTCATCCGGTTTTCTTGGCAATCACCTCACCTTCCTTTTCGTGGTTTTGGGGATGAGAAAAGCACCCCGAAGGGTGAGGTGCCTTTCTTTATTCCTTTATGCCAAAATGTGTAAAAAACATTTTTTTAAGTCTATCTTTTAATATTGAATCTTCATTTTCTTCTATCTGTTCAAAAATTGTTTTCATATATTCCTCTATAATCTTTTTATCTTGATTACTTAAACATATTTTTTCTAAAGCCGTAACCCTATAAGAATTATATACTTCTTTCAAACTAACAGTTTTCTTTTCCTCACCGCTTTCATTTATAATAAAAAATATTTCCAAACAATTACCAACTAATTTTACTGAGTAAAAAATTACAAAAATAGTCATATACGAAAATATATAACTAGTTATCAAAACCAAGCCCAAATAATATTCTTTTTCACTCATGGATAATATATATAAACATAATAATCCCAAAATATCAATAGCAATAATCATTCCAAGGAAATAAAAACTTAATAGAATTTTTTCTAAATTTTCCTTTTTATTATTTTCAACAATTTTTTGAACAACACTTTTAGAAACAACTCCAGTCAATATTGCCAAACCCGCAACGGTGAACCCTAGAAAACCAATTAAAGAAATTGCAATATCTTTTGTTAAAGCAACAAAAATAGTATTTATATTTTCAATGCTATTTTCATTAATTGAAAAGTTCAAAAAAAACACAATTATCAAAGAACCTATGAGAGCTGCTTTACATTCTAAATATTTGAAATCAAAAATATCTTTCCATTTACCATAAACCATAATTTTTTTTAATGCTGAATCATTTGTCATTTTTAATTTCCCTTTTACGCAAAAAATCTCCAATAAAACTTTTTGCTTCTTCATTATAGTCATATTGATTTAAATTTTCATTTATAACCCTAGTTAGTGCCGCATCTTGATTAGAGCTAATAATTTGTTTTTTTCCATCATTGTTAATCCCTAAAGTTGTAACATCTCCATATCCTAAAGTGACTGCTTTCAAGATGCCTTGCATATATTTTGCTTCCATTTTTAAGGAATTTATTTCATCATCAACTGACATTTCAATCTTTATTCGATTTGCATTTACAGATTTGCAGTCATCAATATAAGGAAATGCCTTTCTTATCTCTTGCATATCAACTTCATTAGAATTAGGAGGAATAAGAGTTGCTTTTACATTCTTTACCTGTTTTAAACCACGAATCTTTTCTTGTAAAACTTCTTTATCCTTTTGCAAAAAAATCTCAAATCGATAGCCTTTTGAATTTAAATTAAGTAAATAATTAAATGCTCTTGTAAATTGATTATACCCAAACGATTGCCGCTCCGAAAAGGCAATCAGCTCATTTTTTGTATCAAAGTAAAAATATATACTTGCACTTTCTTGATTTATTTTCTTAGAAACCTTTCCAGCAGGATTTATGTACTCTGTTGGTTTATCAAAAGTTCTTACTAATCTCCCGGTTACAACCATATCGTCTTGTTTGTTTAATTCGCTAAATTGGTATACTGATCTTTGAAACTCTCTCTTTTTATTTCCATAGGGATCTCTAAAAGCAGCTCTCGTTTGTGTTTTATACTCATTGGAAACATCCATTTCATCATAAATAAGTTTTGTGACATCCCCAATTTTCAACTTTTCGTCATATACATCAAAAATTCCTGTTGTTAAATTTACTTTTGCAAGATACATTATTGACATATTAATTCCTCCCCAAACACTTTTCCAAATTATACCACATTTTGACAAGAAAAAACACCCCATATTTCTACAGGATGTCTTTCAAAAAAATGTATTGGGGGATGGCAGTCTTTGCGTTGCCGCCGGCACACTGCCTGGGCCGAAGCAACTGCCAGGCGGTGAAGCCTGACAGCCGAAGGAGATGAAGTGTCAGATGGCTATCAAATTGTCCGCTACAGCACGATATCATATTACCTCATTTCCCCGTTACATGCCGTGACATTTTTAAAATTATCAAAAAATCTTTTATGCCTCTGCTTACAGCTGTCCTCTGTAAAAGGAATCCTCCGGTTCGAATACATTCTGTTCATCCGGTACGCTACCTGGTACCAGGTTAGGCCATCTATGTAATACAAACGGAACATAACCCTCATTTCGCTTTTTTGTATGGACTGGATAAATTCTTCCGCCTGGCCCATCAATTCCAGAAGCTCTGCCTCTTTTTGCTCCAACAGACTTTTGTATCCATCCAGGGCCGCCTTCTTCCGACAATATTCCGGCATGGGATATCCTTTAATCCGGATACTACCATAGGTCCCGTCTGGCCGTGTTCCTTTTACAGAATCAGATACCATTTCCAATTTATCAATATCCTTTTGCAAAGTATGAATTCGTCGCCTAATGTCTTTCACTTCCTCTACCATTTCGCTGTATTGGACTAATACTTCCTTGTCCATTCTGCCCCTCCTTTTGTCCCACTTATTTAGTCCACCCGATTTTTAAACTCCCGATTTCCGAACAAATACTTTTCCTCTGCAATCTGCTCATTCTGTAACCTTCTAAGAGCCTTCAAAAGATTCTGATTCTGCTTGTCCACATAGAAATTATGTATATGCTCATATAGCTTCGCCTTGTCCTTTGCCTTTCTCCTTGCCCGACGGCTTTGCTGCAATTTCGTGCAAACCTTATTACGCTCATTTTTATTCTCTGCAAACTCTATGTCATGCAGGAATGTCTGTACTTTGCAATCCTCTGCGCCAACATCAGAATAGGCAGATTCATATTCATGTTTGGATGTCTCAAGAAAATTTAAAAATTCTGTTATTATTTCACTCGGTTTTCTTTCCATCCCTCTCCTCCTTTACATTTTGGGTCCCCTAAATATCACAATCATTGAGGGAAACGGGGCCCCAGCCTCCGCCTCTCCGAACCGCAGGCGCCCCCTCACAAATCTTATCTCCGCCCGGTTTAATATATAATCGTGAAAATATCTTGTGTCAGTCCTGGCCGGTATGAGCATAACCACAATAGTGTCCTCTTTGTGTCCCTCCTCATAGCACTTTCGCACCCACTGCCCGATCTCTCTCCCATAGGGCGGGTTGCAGAAAACCCTGCTCCCACCCCAATCCATTTTCAGTCCGTCCTGCTCCTTGGTAAAATACCTGTCGCATTTATGGTTTTCTGCATCGGCGCACGGGTCCAGATCAAAGGAAAACTCATCATTTAACTGTTCAAAAAATTCTTGAGGGGTTGTCCATTGATCTGTTTTGCTGCTGTATAATGCATCCAGATTTGTCATGTTTTTTCTCCTAAATTTCAGTTTAGCTTGCATAAAATAAATTTTTATGATATTATAAAAACCTATTAAAAATAGCGATATAGCTCAATGGATAGAGCAACCGCCTTGCGAACGGTGAGATGTGGGTTCGATTCCCACTATTGATTACAACGACACCTTTATGGTGTCTTTATTTTTTACTCTGTTCAAGATCTACTCCTCTCTAAATCCAAATTTACAGCGCTAACTCAATCTGCACCGGTTCTGGCTGCCACTCGTCCTCCCATGGCACCCCTATGTAATCCAGTATCCGGCCCCATCCATATTTTTCACCGGTTGTTTTATCTGTGCAGCAACGATACATCCAAAATTCCCACTCCTTATAATTCCGCTCCCTTAACAAATCAAACCGATGAGGCCGGCTCTCCATATGCACCCCAAACCCACACATGCTGCATCCGGTCCGCTGAGCTCCCGTGGTATACAGTGTCCCATCTGCTCCACGTTCAATAGCACCATAAATCTCCGGTACCGGAGCCTGCAGGTCAAGGGCCAGCTGCAACAAATCCTGCCGCAGGAAAGGAGCAAAGGGAGCGCTCCGGATTGTGGGTTTCCCAAAGTAATTGCACCCATGCTCTACAAGAGCCTCCTCCCTCTGTCCCCCCTCAGAGGCCATCAACCCTAAAAAGGGACGGCTGTTATGCTCCTTCGCCCATTTGTCGCACGGCTGTTCTTTCATGTACAGGCAGCACTTGTTTGACACCAGAAACGGCGCTATCTGATATTTAACGCCTTCATTCTCATTTTCATATCCGGCAAATAGATTGAGCCACTTCTGTGGCAGCTTCATACTGCTGTTCTTTGCAAAATGCCCCTTTGCTCCACATTCCCCCGTGATGATAGCATGGCGGAAAGTCCTGTTTTTTTCTGTTGGGTGCTGAAGGGTATCAATTCTTCCGGATATCTTTTTGCTGATTACCGGAAATCCATATTCCTCCAGAATTTTCACTTTTGATTTTTCGGGCGGAATTCTCTTCTCCCCTAAAGCCCTATGAATTTTCTGGATACTTTTATCTTCCAGGGCCGACACAGATATGGCAGGTACGTCCAGCCCAATGCTCCGCAAAAACAGCAACAGCACAATGCTGTCAAGCCCTCCCACGCTCACATGGGCATGTAGCCCCATAGCATCCAGTTTTTCTATATATTCTCTGGCCCGTAGCTCTGCCCTTTTTACTTTCACTTCATAAGGCAATGCCTGCATGGCTGCCATCTGGGCTTTTTTTCTCTTCTTTTCTGCCTTCCACTCCTCGGTGGTCAACTCCTTTTCCGCCATCCCTTTGCACCTCTCTGCAATAATCAAACAAATTCATCTGCTGTTCTAACTGGTAATTCATCCAGATAATTTCCGCCCTCGGCTTCCCACCATCCGCGTTGCTGACAAACTGCTTTTTGCTCCAGCTATGCAGATAATCGCTGTACATTTCTGATTCATAACCAGATATCATGATTTTCGCCGGACTCTGCAGCACGGCCTTAAGAAGCTCTTCATGGTCCACATCCGTCATTTCGTGTTTATACTGTTTTCCGCGCCGTGTATTCAGCAAATACGGCGGATCCAGATACATAAAAACATTGTCATAACAAAATCGCCCAATCACCTCCAGAGCTGGCCGATGCTCTATCTGGACCATACGCAGCCGCTCGGCCACATCAACAATCCAATTCGGCAGGCGGTACCAGTTCCATACGGCGTAGGCCTGCTCCCGGCCATGCACATCATTTTTCCAACCCACTTTACATCCATTCGTCCGGAAGCCGTGTCCTTGCCAACATTTAGCCAGAAATCCTGCTGCCCTCTGATACTGGCTGGCATACCGTGTTTGTTCTGTACCCTCAAACTGCTGCTCATATACTTCCCGGCTGAACGGTGTAGTCATCACCAGCCTGGCCAGACGCTCCGAATCTTGCTGGATGCAGCGGAAAAGATTCACCACCTCCGAATCCAAATCATTTATGGTCTCAATCGGAGAGGGCACCTTATTAAATAGCACCGCCCCGCTGCCGAAGTATGGCTCCACATAGCTATGGTGTGGCGGTATCAGCTCCACCAGCTGTCTGGCAATCCGCCATTTACTTCCGGGGTATTTCAATATTTGTCTCATACCCTCCTTGCCTCTCGCAACTGATGCCACCCAAAACACTCCCGGTACCCTCCGCGCACTTTTCGGCAAAGCACAAAATACGGATATACCTTCAGGGCCTCATATCTGGCTTTTACTATCCTTCGTCCACCGCTGCCGTCACTTGGCAACGCCCGGCTTAACTCAAATTTATCTCTAGGGCCTATATTAATTTTCATTTCTCGCGTCCCTTTCTCTCATTTTTTCACTAACGCCTCCTCTAGTTTCGCAAAATCATAATCCCTTTGGTGGAAATTGTGAAAAGCATTTTTTCTCGGTTTTGCATCATTTGCCGGTGTAGGTGCCTTGTATTTCCTTGGAAGATATTTTTCAAAAACCATATCTTTCAAGAAATTCTCTGCGTTTTTGATATACCTTTCCGGAGTTTCCAAGAGTCTGCAAGCCTTCGCATAATTTTTAGCACAGCACACAAGCTCGTCCTCCGAAATATTTCCGATCAACAGCAAATCGCAATATGCTATCTCGGTTAGGTGCCGGTTACAGTCTTTCGGATAGGCAGAGATAAACTCCTCAAGCCTCCCCAGACACACTCTCTGTTTTACTTTACTTTTCTTTACTTTACTTTCCTTTATAGCCGGATAATTGGTATTTCCTTCTTGGTAATTCGCTTTTCCTGTCCGGTAATCAGTATTCCTTTCCGATAAATCCTTGTTTAAGGGTAACTTTATTAAACCTTTGCATTCCTCATCCTGCAAAAGCCAATAGTCGGAAATCACGGTTCGCACGTCTCTCGCCTTAACGACTTCCCAATATC